TTGGCTTGAGGACGCGTTGCCAGTCCCGCTGCCTTTTGGTTTGTGGTGTGTATGTCACCATTCACAACAGTCTCACCATAAGCACCACCATCATACTTAGCCATGTAATGCGCCAAGCACCTAAGCTCTAGCCCAGACACATCGACACCTACTAGCTTCTTGCCTCTGGGTACGGTAAACAGTTCTCGACACTCCTCCCCATAGGGCGCACCCACGGACGGAACCTGTGCCACGTTAGGGTAGGCATGTGTTGCCCTCCCTGTGACGGCTCCGTTTGTGTTACAACTTCCGTGGATACGCCCACCTCGCTCAACCTTTAGCCATGCTTGTCGGCCATCTCCAAGCTGCCCTAAGCGTTTGATAAGTGTGTAGTATTCTACTAACAGCTTTGCCTCTGGGTAAGGCAATGTGGATAGAACCTGCTCGTCAACCTTCGGCTTGCCATCGTTGGTAAAGTCTTTAGGCTCCCAACCTCTGAGTGTTGTTAGTCGGTTGGCTACATGGTCACGGCTACCTGGATTGAACTCGATAGTCTTGACCTTGTAGGTCTTGACACCCTTCACATATCCTCTCGTCTTGTTGTTGACCTTCGGTATAAACGGTGTCCTAATTTCCCAGCTTGGGAATGATGCTTTAAGCTCGTTTCCAAGTTCCCACTTTCTTCCTGATAACTTAGCATATAACTTACCAGCAGCCTCTGCGTTAAAGGCAAATCCAGCAGTCTCTTGCCTGAAAATAATCTCAGCAACTTCATGTTCTAGCGCGATTGATTGTTCAGAATAATTCTTGGCAACTATCTTCTGCCAAAGTGTGTTGGTTACTTCAACATCCTGAAAGCAATACTCCAGCATCTCATCAGAGTATTCTTCCCAGCCACCATCATAGTCACCTTTGTAATTACCTAAGCGGTGACCCCATGCAGCTAGGCTATGACTACCTATCAGCTTTCTAGGAAAGTCTGTTCGTGTGAAGTCACCTTGCTTAATGTCAGCCCAAATGAGCCTAGTACAAACCAAGGTGTCTCTTGTGATTCCTTTCGGATTAAAAGTGCCCAGCTTCTTCAACACAGGGATGTCGTACTTAATAATGTTATGGCCGCATATCATGTCAGCCTTCTCTAGCTTGGGGATACCTTCAGTCCACACGCCTTCACCTGTGTATCCCGTGGCTTCCCCAGTATCTATATCCTTGATAACCATACAGTGTATCTTGGTTACGTCATCGAGGAGGCCATCAGTCTCTAAGTCAAATATATAACTAGGCATTATACTCCTCCCATATCTTCTTAGGCACTTCACGTATAAAGACGGGTGTTTGTTCGCCTACATAAGCACCGCACACATTAAACTCCATGTACTCCACAGCCATCTCATAGTCCATTTCAGCTTGCTGCATTAGTATGTCCACACAACGCTCATAAGAATAAGCAAGGCAAGGTTTGTTGCCTATACGTTCAACCACCCCGATGATTGCTGACTCAAAACCACCGGCTTGTAGCAAGGTGACATAATCATCTTCACTATAATTAGACATTGAGTTCTCCTTGTTTCCATTCACAGGTAAAACCGCAGTCACCTGGCATGTCAGCTTTAAACCTGCCTCTGTCTGGAGCCAACACATCTAGGTAGACAGGCCCATTCTTATCTTTGTTTATAGCGTGGCCTAACTTGCGTTCTAATTTAGCCATCCTGTCAAAGGCATCTGGAAAATCTTTTCTAATCTTATTCCAGTACCCCATACCGCCTTTAACACAGCCAACACAGTTATTGTTGTTGTAGCCCAGCTGATACATCGTTGGGATTTCTATGCCTAAATCTTTCACAAATTCTAAGCAGTCTTTCTTTGTGTATCCGTTATCAAATAAAATAAAATCAGCATCGACAGCATTGTTAGCATCTAAAAACCTATCTACTCTGGCTTCTTCTTCTGCTGTGTATCCAAAGACCTGAATGTCAGAGTGTCTCTCATATTTCTTTCGCACATTCTTTTTTAAAACCATTGTGCAAGGCGCACCTGTCTGACCTTTAATAAACTTCCTCTTCTCAAACACACCATAAATAGAAAACTTATGGCTCTCGTCCCCAATAACCTTGACTGGGAGGGTGCATCTATTTTGAAAATCTTTGAGAAATCTAAAATTATCTTCATGTTCTTCAGCCACTCGACAGTACACAGCCTCAAAGGGGTTATTAATATATTTATCCCTAGCTAAGTAAGTGGCAAAAGCACTTGCCGCACCGCAACTAAACCAAGATATTACTCTCCGAGAACTCATCGTTCACATTCAGCTAAGTATTGTCTTAAGTCATTGTCCCTTTCTTCTTTAGTAGGAAAAGGAATAGCGTCTTTAAGTATCCCCTCACCATCAGACTGAAGTACTAGAAACTCTTCACAGAACTCATCAAGCGACATCTCCCACGCTGCTAAGCCATCTTCTGCACACTCTGTTTTATATAAATAAATATTTGTATTAGAACTCATCAATCACCTCATTAAATTCTGGATTGCACTCAAGCAAACGTCCCGTCTCTGGATTGTATTTGACATGACAAGCTATGCCTGTCTCACCACTAAAACGATTCTTAAGTACCCTCACTGTTGTAGTATTAGATTGCTCACCTTGCTGGTCACGCTCTAAAGATATTACCATGTCAGATAGCTGGGCTATGGCATGGCTACCACGCAACTGAGACAAACTCGTCTGTGCGCCTTCCTCATGTCCTCTGTCACCACTGGGACGCTTGAGGTGGGACACCAGTATCAACCCTACGCCTGTCTCTTGGACAAGGGTACGCAGGGCAGTCATGGCATTGTCAATAAGCCTTCTCTCGTCACCATCACCTAGTCCAGACACAACAATAGAAAGGTGGTCAAGTATAATCCAAGAACATTCACACCCTTGTGCCAAGAAACGTACTCGATTTAAGAGGTTATCAATCTGTGTAGAACCAAAGGAATCATAGAAATATGTACTGCCATTACCTATAACACTATCATAAGCACCTCTTAATTCTTCACTCTTAACATCCTCAACTCCTAAGTGTAAAGGTCTGTCGAGGTGTAACCCCATTAGACCTAATGCTGTACGCTTTACTGTCTCTTCTAGCATGATAAAACCAACGCGCTCACCTATTTTAATTAGGTGATAGCCTATCTCTCTAGCTAAGTTAGACTTACCAATACCTGAACCTGCTGTGATAGTAGTAAGCTCAGACCTCCTAAGCCCCCTTGTTTTTTCATTCAATCCTTGGTATGGGTAGTCAACACTATGCACTACTTCTTGAGTAGAGATTGCTGTCCATAGGTCATCACCTGCAACGATACCATCAGGTCTGTAAACCTTGGCTTCCCACATGGCACTAATTAGTTCCTTAGACTTACCCTTAACAAGCATCTCATTAGCATCCTTTAGAGGGAGCGCTGCAATCTTTGCCTTACCTGGTGAGAGTACTGAGGCACATGCCTTAGCTGCTTTCTGCCCAGCATCATCCATGTCAAACATAAAGACAACAGACTCAAACTTCTGGAGCCACTCAAGAGACTTCTGTATGTCCTTCTTAGCCCCTTGTGCGCCAGTCTTGACAGAGACTACGGGCCACTTATTGCCTTGCACCTGTGAGAGTGACAGAGCATCTAGTTCACCTTCGGTAACACATACCATCTTACCACCGTCACGCCACAGCCACTCTCCGTACAGACCACAGTCTTTCGCTGAGCCTATCCATTGGAATGATTTATCGGCATACCTAAGTTTCTGTGCCACAACCTTTCCATCTTTATAATAGTTCGCTACCTGACAGGTCTTCCCGTTGTGTTTTGCAACACGGTAGTCAAACTTTCTGCAAGTATCTTCAGTGATACTGCGTTTAGGGAGTGCTTTTATTGTACTATCGAACCTATTAATTAATAACGGGTTTACTTCTTCCCTTTCCTCATTGAGGGGGGAATCTTCTATTAACTCCATCGTAGCTGCCTTCTCGTAGTATCCACACCCAAAGCAATGACCATGACCATCAGAGTAGCGACCCAAGTTATCTCTTGAGCCGCACTCTGGACATGCTTCATGCGCTATGAAAGTGGAATCATCAGTTTCCTCTATCATTCCATTCTCCAACATCAAATGATGGACACGCTTTATCAGAGATTGTATTGTGACCAATAACTTTTGCCTCTGGGTATTTGGTTGCTAGTCCATCTACCAAGAGCCTAAGCATCACCCACTGAGCATCTGTGAA